ACTGGTGGTCTTGGCAAGACAATGATTATCGAGAATCGTGAATTTGAATGGTCAGTAATGATCGACAGCGAGCACGCTGTTAATATCCGTTGGGCTAAGTGGAATGGTCAGGAAGTTACTCCTATTAACTATGCTACTATTACTCCGGGTCTGAATGGTACTCCTATCTACCTCGCTCTTGAGGAGCGTTGGTATGGCCCAGGTGCTATTCTTAGCTTCGATGATTATAAGTTCCAGGTTCGCGTAAATGGTGTTCCCTATCAGGATGGTAGCGCTTGGGTATATGAGTGCTATGTGATTGATGGTTCACAGGCTGCTTATATTCCTGGTGAGTTCCTGCTGGCTGGTCGTCAGGTAAGCCGTATCGGTTCTGCCTACGAGGAGTACAGCGATGAGGCTGATATCATCAACTATCAGACTCCGTTTAAGATGCGTAACCACCTGCAGACTCTCCGTCTGAGCTACGATATCACTGGTGATGCTTATAGCACCGTTCTTGCTATCGCTCTGAAGGATCCTGAGAGTGGTAAGACATCTTATCTGTGGTCTGATTATCAGTACTGGATTGCTCTTCGTGAGTGGAAGAAGCGTGAGGAAAAGGCTCTGCTCTTCTCTAAGAGTAACCGTCTGAGCGATGGTACATACCTCACAAAGGGTACAAACGGTCGTCCTGCTCCTACGATGAGCGGTCTGTTCGAGCAGATTAGCCCAGCTAACGTTCGTTACTACACCACTCTGACAGCTGAGCTGCTTGAGGACTACCTCTTCGACCTCTGCTACAACATCCTCGGTACCAACGAGCGTAAGTTCATCGCTCTGACTGGTGAGATGGGTATTCGTGAGTTCGACCGTATCCTGAAGGAGAAGGTTGCTACCTTCAACCTGATCGATACTAAGTTTATCACTGGTTCTGGTCAGGAGCTGACTCTCGGTGGTCAGTTTACTACCTACAAGATGACTAACGGCATTGAGCTGACTCTGAAGCGTTGTCCTATGTTTGATAACATGGAGATGTTCCGTCAGCTGCATCCTCTGACAGGTAAACCTCTGATGTCTTACACCTTCCTGTTCGTAGACCTCGGTTCACGTGACGGTCAGGCTAACGTCGTTAAGGTTTGTCGTAAGGGTCGTGAGTTCGTACAGTGGACAACTGGTGGTTCTGTAATTCCTAGTGGTTACGGTAACAGCATCAACACTCTGCGTTCTAACAGCCGTGATGGTTATCAGGTACACTTCCTCGGTGAGGAGGGTATTATGCTCCGTAACCCGCTGTCTTGCGGTATTCTGTACTGCGACGCTGAGGATACAGAGATTTCTAACAACGGTGGTATCGCTGTAGGTGCGTAATCTCATTTAAAATATAATTGATGTCTGAGCCCCAGTCATAAGGGCTGGGGCGTTCAGCATCACAACATACTAATTATACAATTATGGTAGTTGAACTTAAAATTAAGAAGAAGAATCCCTGGGCAGGGTTGATTAAGTATAAGAGTTGTTTTGATTACATTGCACCTTACTTTACTCGTTCCGGGTCGATATATACGGGTCTCACCCCAGAAGATGAGAAATACTTTGAAAAAGCTTTAGGTTACCCAGAAGGTCATCTTGCTAAGTCATCAGACTTTTGGACAACATTCTGTGTAAAGATTGGTTCTAGAACACTTATTCTTGATGATTCTATTCCTCGTCAAGCTATGATTATCAAGTTCCTTAGTGGTCATAAGCGTGTGGCTACATCGCTCGATCATCTAGATGCAGGTAAAGACTATCTGTTGATTAATCGTGAAGCAGAGGCAGTAGAACAGAATAAGCAGAATAAACTTCGTCGTGATGCAATCAAAGAGTTTGATTCTCTTAGTCTTGAACAGATGCGTAAATGTTTACGTCTGTTTGGTATGAGTGCTGATCGTATGTCTAACGAACTTGTAGAGTCTACATTGTTTACTATGGTAGATAAGAATCCTAAGAAGTTCTTCGATAAATGGATTAACAATAAGTCTAAAGAGACTGAGTTCTTGCTTGAGAATGCTATTGCGAAAGGTGTTATTCGTAAGGATAAGACACACTACTTCTATGGTACAGACATGTTTGCAGACTCTCTTGAAGATGCAATTGCTTACCTGGACAGTAAGAAGAATCAAGATCTGAAGCTTTCTATTATAAACGAAGTAGAGAATAAATAATTCTTTATAACAATGAGATATGACGCATAAAGACATATATACTAAATTCCTGATAGGGTACGACAAAGCTAATGTTACTTCGTCATATCCATCGTTAACAGAATATGAAGCTGCAACGCTTCTTGATAGAGCCTACTTAGCATTGATTGGTTAGAAGTTTACAGGTAACAATCCTCGTAGAGTTCCATTTGAGTATGATGAGAAAGCTATTGCAGACCTTGCGCCATTAGTAAAACATGCGGATCCTCAATTGTTTTAGGGTACAGATACTCCTGCTACAAATATTGTAAAGTATTATCTACCAGATGATCTAATGTACTACGTGTCTTCTTCGTTGAATCAACACGTCAATGGTACACCGATGGACGGTCAAACTACTAGATTAGTACCTACTAAACTAGTCACTCACCAAATGGCAGAGAAGTTCTTTAATACTCCATACAACATGCCCTGGGTTAAAAATCCAGTCAGCTTTATTGAAGGCAACTCTGCATTTGTAGTATATGATCCTGTCAATAAGCCGGATACAAACGGTGAGGTACATTTGTCATACATAAAGAAACCTGCAAGTTTTGTAAAATGTATGGTGGACGATGATGAAAACATTTCTGATTAATCAATATAAATATGTGCGAAAATAATACTATTTGTGAAGAATTACAACAACGTTGTAATAATCCTTTGTTTTATACAGAATGTAACGAACACAACGATCGTTGTCAATGCTGTACAAAACCACACAAGAAACATGAATGTTGCTGCTGCAAACTTATGGAAAAAGCAGATCAAGTAGAGGATATAGCGAACGAAATAAAGTCAGATTATAGTACAATCAAAAACAGAATCGTAGGAAACGAAAGTCTCA